AGAGCAATCAGTGCAAACAAAAACCTTAATCCAGACATCTTGAAATTAATCACACAACCATTGTAATCTGGGTAGACATCTAAGATGAGAATTCTAAAACTACTAGAACTAGTGGTAAAAGTGAGTCTTTTCACAATTGCCCTGAGTTCTGTTTTGTTGGCATTCTTGATCTTCAGAGCCACAGATGCTAAAGTAGAAATAATTCGTGGAGATCATCCTGAGATTTATGATGATTCTGCTGAGAATGAGGTACCCACTGCTGCATCGATTCAACGCGAAGCTATCTTAGAGACTTTAACTAATCTGATGCTAGAATCTCGGACTCCTGGAACCCGTCAGATACGAGAAGAAAAATCAACCATCCCTATTTCTGCTGAGCCAACAACGCAAAAAACAATCTCTGTTTTGGATCTTCCCAACAATTGCTTGAATGCTTCTTCATTAAAATGTGAGATAAAAGGGATATCCACTTATAATGTTTATTATCAAGTTGAAAACAATGGTGTCATATATTCCTGTGTTTCTGATTCAGCAGAAGGTTTAGAAAAATGTGATAATTCTTTAAATTTGCCAAAGAGATTCTCCAAAGTCCCGGTTATTCCCATTACCAAGCTAGACAAGAAAAGACACTTTTCAGTAGGAGGAAAATTCTTCATTTCAGAAAGCCTGACACAAGATAATTATCCTATAACTTACAACTCATACCCCACTAATGGAACAGTATCATTACAAACTGTAAAGTTATCCGGTGACTGCAAAATAACTAAATCAAACTTCGCAAATCCCTATACTGTAAGCATCACTAGCCCTGAGAAGATCATGGGTTATTTGATAAAAAAACCTGGTGAAAATGTGGAACACAAGGTTATATCTTTTTCTGGATCAGCAAGTATCACTTTTACTGAGGAAATGTTGGATGGTGAACACAATCTCTTGTGTGGTGACAAATCAGCCAAAATACCAAAAACAAACAAAAGAGTCAGAGATTGCATAATCAAATATTCAAAAAGTATTTATAAGCAAACAGCCTGCATCAATTTTTCTTGGATAAGGTTGATATTGATAGCTTTGTTGATCTATTTCCCTATCCGATGGTTAGTGAACAAGACGACTAAACCTCTCTTTCTCTGGTATGATCTTATGGGCTTGATTACATACCCTGTCTTATTGCTCATAAATTGCTTATGGAAATATTTCCCATTAAAATGTTCTAACTGCGGCAATCTGTGCATAGTCACACATGAGTGTACTAAAGTCTGCATTTGCAACAAAAGCAAAGCTTCAAAAGAGCATTCTTCAGAGTGTCCCATACTATCCAAAGAAGCAGATCATGACTACAACAAACATAAGTGGACTAGCATGGAATGGTTCCATCTAATAGTGAACACTAAGCTGAGCTTGAGTTTGCTAAAATTTGTGACCGAAATTTTGATAGGTTTAGTCATTTTGTCTCAGATGCCCATGTCTATGGCTCAAACAACCCAATGTTTGAGTGGATGCTTTTATGTTCCAGGCTGTCCATTTTTGGTTACAAGCAAATTTGAAAAATGCTCTGAAAAAGATCAATGTTACTGCAATGTAAAAGAAGATAAGATCATAGAGAGTATCTTTGGCACTAATATTGTTATAGAAGGTCCTAATGATTGCATAGAGAACCAGAATTGCATTGCACGCCCATCTATTGATAATCTTATAAAATGCAGATTAGGTTGCGAATACCTAGATTTATTCCGAAACAAACCTTTGTACAATGGGTTTTCGGATTATACAGGAAGCTCTTTAGGGTTAACATCAGTTGGTCTGTATGAGGCTAAGAGATTGAGAAATGGTATAATAGATTCCTATAACCGTCAGGGCAAAATTTCTGGAATGGTTGCCGGAGACTCCTTAAACAAAAACGAAACAAGCATACCAGAGAACATTCTGCCCAGGCAATCATTAATCTTTGATTCTGTTGTAGACGGGAAATATAGATATATGATAGAACAATCTCTTTTAGGAGGAGGAGGAACTATATTCATGCTAAATGACAAGACCTCAGAAACAGCCAAAAAATTTGTGATTTATATCAAAAGTGTGGGAATTCATTATGAAGTGTCAGAAAAATATACGACAGCTCCCATCCAAAGCACCCACACGGATTTTTATTCCACTTGTACAGGAAACTGCGACACTTGCAGGAAAAATCAAGCTTTAACAGGTTTCCAAGATTTTTGTGTAACACCAACTTCTTATTGGGGATGTGAAGAAGCTTGGTGTTTTGCAATTAATGAGGGTGCTACATGCGGATTCTGTCGAAATATTTATGATATGGACAAATCATACAGAATTTATTCAGTGCTTAAGTCAACTATAGTAGCAGATGTTTGTATTTCCGGTATTTTGGGAGGTCAATGCTCAAGGATTACTGAAGAGGTTCCTTATGAAAATACATTGTTTCAAGCTGATATACAAGCAGATTTGCATAATGATGGTATCACTATAGGTGAACTAATAGCTCATGGACCCGACAGTCATATTTACTCTGGAAATATTGCAAACTTGAATGATCCTGTGAAAATGTTTGGTCATCCACAATTGACCCATGATGGAGTGCCTATTTTTACTAAGAAAACTCTAGAAGGAGATGACATGTCTTGGGATTGTGCAGCAATAGGGAAAAAATCAGTCACTATCAAAACATGTGGATACGACACATACAGGTTTAGATCTGGTTTAGAGCAAATATCAGATATTCCTGTTAGTTTCAAAGATTTTTCTAGTTTTTTTCTGGCAAAATCTTTTAGTCTAGGGAAACTGAAAATGGTAGTTGATCTTCCATCTGATCTTTTTAAAGTTGCTCCTAAGAAACCTTCCATAACTTCAACAAGCTTAAATTGCAATGGCTGTCTTCTATGCGGCCAAGGTTTATCTTGCCTTTTAGAATTTTTCTCAGATTTGACATTTTCTACTGCAATTTCTATAGATGCTTGCTCTTTATCTACTTATCAGCTAGCTGTTAAAAAAGGATCTAATAAATACAATATAACAATGTTTTGTTCAGCCAATCCGGACAAGAAGAAAATGACATTGTATCCAGAAGGCAATCCGGATATCTCTGTGGAAGTTTTGGTTAATAATGTTATTGTAGAAGAACCAGAGAATATAATAGATCAAAATGATGAGTATGCTCATGAAGAACAACAATATAATTCTGATTCTTCAGCATGGGGCTTCTGGGATTATATTAAGAGTCCATTCAATTTCATTGCAAGTTACTTTGGCTCATTTTTTGATACTATCAGAGTGGTACTGCTTATTGCATTCATTTTTCTTGTGACTTATTTCTGTTCTATTCTGACATCCATTTGTAAAGGATATGTAAAGAATGAATCTTATAAATCTAGATCCAAGATAGAGGATGATGATGAACCTGAGATCAAAGCCCCTATGTTAATGAAAGATACAATGACAAGAAGAAGGCCACCTATGGATTTCTCTCACCTTGTCTGAAGATGCTTGTCACAGATTAAATTTGATTCAATCTTCTATATTAGCAGGATTATATATATAGAAAAATCTTTAAAATCAATCATTAACTAATAAAAACGAAATATAAAATAAACAAAAAACAAACAAAAAAATAAAAATAAACAAAAAACAACAAAAAAAGTCTTCGGACCAAAGTTTGCTTTTCAGCCTTATTTTGTTTTTGTTTTTTGGTTTGATTTTTTGTTTTTTTCTCTTTTTTGTTTTCGTTTTTTGTTTGGGTTTTTGGATTCAAAATGCAAAATAGACAGAAATTTAAGCTTAAATAAGTGATATTTAAAGAACTATATTTCATCAAAGGATAACTGAGCAACACTGTCAGAAATTCCTTCCTCTTCCTCTTCAACTGATCTCTCAAGATTTGAGCTCAGTTCTTTAAGCTGTTTTTTTATCTGCTTCTCACTGTTTCCTTTAGGAATTATCAGCTTGCAGGCTTCAATGAATGCCTGAGATCTAGCTCTAATGGCCCTGTTTAGAGGTATAACCATACAACTTTTGTCTTTATCAGCTCTGGGTGAATCACCAAACTCTTTTGTCCAAGAATACATGACACTACCAAAAGAAACCCCTTTCTTGTATTCTTGGCTACACATCAAATGCAGCTGACAACAGTTTTCTGGGGTGTTGTTCATCTTCGGAATAGACCAGTTCAGATAAAAAACAAAGCAGATAGGATCAGTTATTGTCCCCTGACCCTTCAGGATGACTTGCTTTCCAGATGGCATGTTGGGATCAATTAAAGCAACCACAAGTTTTCCTGTAGGGTTTGGTATAGTGGGGCAGACCCATATCACAATTCTGGAAATCATCATGTATTGTTTTCTGCTGTCCCAAGTCGGACAGATCTTGATAACCTTATTAGCATTTTGCTTTCCGTTGCCAACAAAAAGATCATTTTTCCAGTTTGAGATATGATGGTTTGTATCTACTATCATTCTAGCAGAAAGATCATAACCTTCTGACTCTGTGATGGAATCAGATTCATAGGTTCCAAAGGAAGATGTTCCCTCAATGTTTAACAGTATCTTTCCTTTGGATGCATCCATGGCTTTGTGTTTAGCAAGTGAAACTAAAGGACCTTCATCCTTTCCGGGTTAAAGCAAGCTTTTCATCAGAAGAAGACCATGGTTTTGAGACTTCAACACTGCCATTACAGACTTAGAAGGCCTCTTGTTACCGAAAAGAGTCAACATTTCGAGTTCAACAGCCTAAGGTAGAGGAGCTTGTGTAATGTAGTTGATTGATTCTTAGCAAAATGTATAATAGGTATATTTCTGATGCACTGATTGCTCT